CAGTAGTCTAATCCGTTAACCCCGATGTCTATTCGACGATGGAGTATCCGGGCCCCGGCGCTTCACAGCGTTTGGGGACTGCGGCACCCGCCGCAGCTTTGTCTTCGACTTGCGTCGGAAGGCGAAGGGTTGGTGAGATTTTCCACCACCCAATGCCACATACATTAAGGGAATATCCCTGCTCTCCATGGCTCTACTGCCCCGATCAGGGACAGCTGAGTGCATGAGTTCGACCCACGTCCACGTTTGGAGGTCTTTCGACCACCTTGCGTAACGCGAAGTCAAGAACTGATCAAGTGGCACGGTCACAGCAGCATCGTCAGGACCTGGGTAAGGTCTGACAAGCTGAAGGGGCGCAGGAGTGTGGAAGAATTTAAAATCCACACCCTCGAAGAAGACTCTTGTGAAGTCATTCCTCTGCACTTGATTGAGAAATTTGAACACAGCTTCGAGATTATCGAACGAAGTGTCAAGAGTATGTGGTCTTACGTCTCGCCCCAAGTACCAATCCGCTCCGCAGGATTCCCGAAAGGGACCTTTGGTAAAGGACTTCCTCTGGTTTAGCTGAAAGCCTAACAGCGATAGCAGCTCAATCACGCGTGGAACGTAGTTCTTGCGGACGACAATGTCGTCCCCATAGACAACGTAATCCTTACGTGGTGAGCCGCATCCCGCTGCGTGGCAAGCAGCTGCGATGAGGAGAGTCTCAAGCGGAAAGCAAAACCCATTGCCCATGCTCGCGATGAACTCATAGTTCAGAGAACCGAATTTAGAGTTACCAGCGGGCGAACGAGTCTCCATAAGGAGGTCCGTCCATGCGGGCGGCAGTAGAGTCCGGACAGGTTCCAAGAAGACGCTATTACTAGCGTCCTTAAGGTCTAACGTCACGAATCCATCTGCGCGCCAGTCGTCTTCGCTTCCAAAGCGAGCGTACTGGCTGTTCCTCGTCTGCGAGTGCAGGTCGAAGCCGACCCGTGAGAGTAAATCTCTCATTTCAAGGTCGATTCCTTTCTGCACATAGCCGTTGAGTAAGGGTTCGATGCCGATCAACCTGTCGGTCGTGGCATCCTTGTAGACAAACGTTATTTTGTTGTGGGCAACCAGCTTCAGACGACGACGGAACTCTTGTAGAGCCACGTCACCATCCACGCAGTAGAAACGTTGGTAGTGCCCCCCTCTCCTAAATAAAAGCTCGGAGAGAGGAACACAACGTCCCATAGCGCGAAAAGCATGGTTGATGCAATCGGCGGTTACGGTCCAATCTTCTGCAAGTATCTTGCGCAGAAAATTAGTAGCATCTCCGTGTACGCCGACGTTAGCGCCAGGCCCATAGTTGCACTTGCTGTAGATCCGCTCCATACAGGGCTCATCTCCGAGAACATATCGGATAAAAGCTCTCATACAGGCGAGATCACTTTCGTGAGGAGATACCGTGGCGTAGCTACGGAACCGTTCATTGACTTCGGCACCATGTGCCTCCGTTGATAACAAACGGTCCCACGCTACGCGCTCCCGGTCGACCTTGTACAGGTCTTCAGGGTAAGGGTACTTCTTCACTAGTGCAGCCATCTGGAACGCCGCGAAATGCTGTGCGGCACTGCTGTACTGCTGCGCAGTTGCAGTTCCAGCCCATTCGATCATCCCTGCGACATTGCGTGACTCTATGCAATGAAGCAGTTCAAGACCGTTTGGGATTTCAGGCCTCCACACCTTGTTGAGCAACCGGAAGAATGTTTCATCCGCCGTGCTCTTGAGGCTGCGGTTGTAGCTTGTCAACACTCTCAGCCACTTCGGGTCCATCACGGATCTCCAGTAGGTTATGTATGCCCTCATGCAAGCATGGGGCGAGAAGAACGACCACGGCAGTCAATAATGCCGCCGTGCCGCCAAGTTTCAGTTTAGGGTCCATAGGAAAACCACCTTTCCAGCTTTTGGCTGGTTAGAAGGAGATCTGAGGACCTTTGACGTGCGACTTGAAGGAAGCGGATGCCAGGAAGGCACCCATGTCGTTCAGCAGAGTGTCAACATCAGCAGCTGCGAAGCCGACCGGCACCATCACCTGAATATTGACGAACGCATCACCCGTAGGGGTGAGTGCGCCAGTCAGGGTCAGGGTCCGGGTAAGCTTGCAGGTGGTGCGCGAGACGCCGGAGAACACGGAAGTCGCCTTGGGCAGCGTGCGAGTCATTTGCACGTTGTCCTTGACAGACACCGTTTTACCGGGACCGATGTAGCCGACAGCAGAAGCGCCGTACGAGTCGGCAGTATACGTCTTGGCGTTGATGGTAAGTGACATTGGGAAAATAACCCTAGTTGGTATTGCAGTTAATGGATACTGGCGTATGGGACAGAGCTATCTCGCAAAGATTTGTGCAATGCGGGTAAGCTTCTGGAGCCGCTGGGCCAGCAGGAAAAAGGCATCTGCATCTCGTTGACCGCCTTGGAGCAAACCGAAGTTTGCCTTAATGACGATCCCGGGAGCAAGAGTACCCTGCCGCCAGTGTGTCTTGTGGTCGATGAAGACGGAGCCCGAATTCTGGGCGAGTACAGCATACGTTCCCGAGGCCTCTTGGGTCCCGAGACATGTGTACTGTGCTTCCCGATCATCTTCCACTTTGATGCACGAACCGAGCTGATGCCATCCAAATGCTGGTGTTATGGCGCCGAGAAAATCCCCGACGTTCACAAACCAGTCGACAACAAAGCTAAGCGTAGTTAACTCCCACGGCAAAGTAATTAAGCCTTTCGCAGTAAATCCTGCATGGCTCAACCGTGAGGCGTCTAGCTCATCGATACTAACAGCCTTCGCATAAAGACGTTGTTTTGTCTCCACGCGGTAAGTAGTTAGCACGAAATCGTGCGAGAAGGAGCCAGTGCTGGACGCGGATCTTACGATCACGTCTTCGCACGTGCTTTTCTTTCGCACTCGCCCTATCGTCTTGGATAAGCTCTTAAGCACATTCTCTGTGTCGGATATGAGGGGAGTCAAGCCATACCGTAAGGCAAGATAGAAGTCACTAGCCGACTTGGTCTTTTGGACCTTGCCGGCACGTGTCAACACTTGCCCGAAGGATTTGACGAGGCTCCCCAACAACCCACGAGTCTGGTTCAGCTCGGCAACGGTCTCCCAGAGATTCGAGGAAGATCGCCCGCGCTTATTTTCCAGACAAGTCGACACTTGGGTGAGAAGATCAGTCACCTCATTTGTACTTATTAGAGGTGTTACTGACACGGCGGATGCATCTGTGACTATCCTAGAGCCAAACCAATTCCCCTCAGCCTTCCACTCATGGTAGAGTAAAGGTGAGGAGCAGGACTGGCTTTTGGACTTGATGTGAAAACCCGTTCCCACAGAGCGCACTATGCGTTTGCTCTGGGTATAAGGGTTCATCATTATGTCACCTTTCCGCCTTCGCGTGAAGTAGTTAGGGGTTACCACGTCCGATATCCGCTCGAAAATTCCCGAATGATTTGGGAGAGTGGACGTTGCCGTGTTTACCCAGTCTACCTGACTACAGCCGTTGCCCTTGCTCCAGTATTTAACCACTAGAGTTTCGGGCGAAAAGCGTTGTCGCTCACGCATGTGCAAAGCTCCTGACGGAAGTGGTCCTCACGGACCACAGGCCTTGGGTTCCGCCCATCTCAGTTCTCCAAAAGATCCAGCAATACCGATAGTTCCTCACGAAGCAACAGGAGATCTTCCTGTGTGCAATCGTCCAGACGTGGCAAGACCGGCAAAACGAAGCCGAGCCTGCTGACGCGATGGTAAAGAAGAGTCGTGCTCTCTTGTAAGAGAGCTCGACGAACTTCAGTGAGGGGTGACGGCATAGCTATCTCCTAAGGAGTTGAGGTGGGCGGGCCCG